CTGCTGTAACTGCATAGTCGCAGAACCGCCCTCAGAGGTGATGGTCACATTGCCAGCAGAAGTCTTGCCAGTGAGGTTGTCTGTAATCACCGTACTCATGCGAGGTCTCCGTGTGTAGCCGCAGTGCTAAACTGCGTGTCTATGTTGGAATTGTGTGCGCTATTCCAATTTAAGAACGTACCTGTATTTGTTGTTGTTCTGGCATCTTCACCTTCATCCCAATGAAAATTAGCCGCATCCGCTAAATATGTTACAGGATGATTTGCTTGTGCCATTGCGTTACTATAGCTGACGTTGAATTTTCCTGTTGATTTATCTGTGGCTGAACTCATGTTAAATGTTTCAGTGGCAAGTGTGTTGGTCGCTTGATTGTAAGAAAAGTGACCTTTGTTAGCCTGTTGCTTAGTCAGCGTGACAGGGCTACTGCCATCTGCCGCTACGATTGTGTCTGCTTTTAATGTACTCATAGCGTCACCAATGTACCACCAGAGTTAACAGTCAGGGTTACCCCTGTTGCTACTGTGAGTGGCCCTGTTACGTTAGCGTTCTCTGTTGCCAAAATAGTCGTATCCGTGTTGAGTGTCTGAGCATTAATACGGAAGATACCGCCTGTCTTAAAGTTACCTTTGTTTTCCTCTGGCGGTACTACCGACCCCATTGATGTACCCATGTACATAACAAAGATGTTGCCAGTACCGCTAGATGGGGCAGCGGAGAATGTTAGGGTAGTACCATCAGGCACAGTGTAGGAATCTGTCGGCTCTTGCACAACACCATCTACAGACACAACAATGTCCTCTGCCCGAACTGTTCTGTTCAGGGTAAACGTGGTTGCTGAACCTGTGCCGTTAAACTCCTGCTTGGCAGGGCGGCTTTGGAAAGCTGGTATTGGTGCTGCGCCTTGATACGCCATGCCCTACTCCTTATGTAATATCTAGGTGGCTAAGTACAACGTCAACAGACGATGCAGTGTCAGACTCAACAGTGATTGTATCACCCGGCTCCATTACCACCTTCTGGTCTCCACCAACCACAACTAAAGAACCACCTACAGGAATGGGTGCTGCTTTTACAAGGTGAACATTATCCACTGCACCGCTAGTACGTCCAGCACCATTTAGCTTTACGTCTACAGTAACTTGGCTAGTCACAATGTTAGCAATACTCAAACCAATAATAGTAGTTTCAGTAGATGAAGGACAAGTGTAGATAGTGGCAGCAGATGTACCAATAGCTGTATCTGTCTCACTTAAAAATGCGTTTGCCATTATTTACTCCAATTAATTATACAGTAATTATACCATACTTTTACACTATTGTCAACTAGCCTAATGCAATTGCCATTGCGATGCCACCGTCACCACTTGCTGGTAGATTACTTAACTGTGACCCATCCACTGCTGGCAGTCTAGCTGACCCGTCTAGTACAACTACATTACCTGCTGATGTACCTGTATCCGCAACCGCTGCTGTACCCAGACCTAGTGTGGTACGTTGTGCTGATGCATCTGCATCATCTAGCAGTGCTTTACCCGCTGCTGTCAGTACGTAAACCGCAGCCGTACCAGAACCAGTAAACTGGATACCCTTATCTGCTGCAGAAGTTAAACCTGCGATTGCAGCTAATTCTGCATCATATGCCTGTACGTCACTGCCAATAGCAAGACCCAATGTAGTGCGCTGGGCAGAAGCATCCGCATCATCTAGCAGTGCCTTACCAGCAGCGGTTAAATCATAAGTTGCTGCAGTACCACTACCTGTAAATTGAATACCCTTGTTAGCAGCAGATGTTAGACCAGCCAGTGCCTGAAGTTCAGCATCTAAACGAGCATTGGCAACTGTACCAGTAAGCTGTGATGCATCAATAGTTTTGTTAGTAAGTGTTTGTGTGCCTGTTAGCGTAGCCACAGTGCTATCAATGTTTAGAGTAGCAGAGCCAGAAGTAGCACCACCAGAAAGGCCAGTACCTGCAACCACGGCTGTAATATCACCAGCACCTAAACCTGAAACAGAAGAATCTACATACGCTTTAATAGATTGCTGGGTTGCTAACTGCGTAGCACTATCTGAAGCCATGTTATCTTCGTCCAGCACAGCAGTACCGCTTACTGCAGTATTTAGTACAGGAGAAGTTAATGTCTTATTAGTTAAAGTTTGTGAGCCTGTTAGTGTAGCAACGGTACTGTCAATACCAAGAGTTACTGTTGTACCTGTTGCGCTTGAATCAAGACCTGTGCCACCAGCAATAGTAAGTGTCTCGCTATCAAGGTCAATATCAATTGTACCACTGTCAGATGTAACATCAAGGTCTTGGGCAGTAACTTGGCTATCTACATATGCTTTGATGGATTGCTGCGTAGCTAGCTGAGTGGCACTATCCGATGCCATGTTGTCTTCATCAAGAATAGCTGTACCACTAACACCTGTATTTAACACAGGACTTGTTAGTGTTTTATTAGTAAGAGTTTGCGTACCTGCTAGTGTAGCAACAGTACTGTCAATAGCAACAGTAAGAGTTTGACCAGAGCCGCTTGTATCTACACCAGTACCACCAGCAATGGTAAATGTTTGACTGTCTAAGTCTACAGATAATGCACCGCCTGAGTCACCCTGAAAGTCTAGGTCTTCACCAGTTAGTTGTGTATCCACATATGCCTTGATTGACTGTTGTGTAGCCAGAGCAGTAGCACTGTCAGAGGACATAGTATCTTCATCAAGAATGTCTGTAACAGTAGTGGTAGGCATAGCCAGACCATCAATGGTGGCTGTACCATCAAGATACATATCCTTGAACTGTAGGCTGCTTGTACCTAAGTCTACATCATTGGTAGTGACAGGTACAATAACACCATCCTGAACACGGAACTGTTCAGTTGATGTACCTGAAACATCAATAAAGAAACCTACACGTTCATTACTATCGTCTACAACAACTTTGTTTTTAGGAACAGCAACACCGGGGTCACCAATCAAACCAATGACTGGACCTTCAGCAGCAGTGCCATCATGTTTGTGGCCTGTGCTAATGCTAAATGCATTAAGTAGCTGGTTGAACTCGTCATTACTATCGGCAGCATTGATAATGTCACCGTCAGTAAACGTAGACTGTCTGGTATAACCTGCCATTAGCGTCTTGCTCCTACATCAAATTCTAGCTGAAATCCCTTCAGCGAATATGGGGCTGATACACCCCTGTCATTAACTCTTAGTGCTACTGCAAACCCTGAACCTTCAATGGGCTGTCTAATTAAAGGGTTTGACTGACCACCATATGTTGCTGTCCCATATACGGATGAACCATAAATCGCAACCACTGTTGCTGTATCAAATGGGTATGCAGCAGGACGAGGTACTTGCGGTGACTCGTAATCGTATCTTACAAACAAGTCTGCATTCACAGCAGCTTCAGGTGCATAGTTAATAATCACACGCTGAAAGTTTTTACGAATACCTGAGTCACCCATAGATAAGTCAGGAGACCTATACTTACCTGTTATCGTATTACCATCAAAGTCATTACCCTGTTCTTGGCGATATACGTATCCATCATACTCACCATGTAATACGATTGTTTCACCTTGCACTGTAATAAAATCAGTGCAGCTTGGACGAATACCACGAAGGTCTGCAAACTCATATGTTTGTTTTCTAACTGCTATAACACCTGTAGTGTTTCCACGTGTTATGTTTGAATTAGAAAAGAATATGCGATACTGTGTTTTATCTGGTACAACTACACTATCAAACTCATCAACATCTGTCAGACCTTCAAAGCGTGGCTGTACCTGTCGGCTAATTGTACCAAGTTCAACGTCACCAATCTTCTCTGTACCAGCAACAGTACGCAGTCCATCTGGACCAAGAAAGATAAGGTCGCCCCCAACTTCCTGAATGGTATGCCCGTTTACGCAACCAATCTCACGTGTAACAGGAAGCACCTGAAAATCTGCAATGGTATTACCTACCAGTTTAAATATGCGTTCTTCACAGAAGATAAACAGTTGGTCACGAAACGGAAACAGTCCAGTAATATTACTGTCTACATTTATTACACCTGCACCGTTAGCCGCACTAAAATCACTATCCGTAAAAGGTGCGGTAAAAGTTATTGACTGTGGCCCAGCAGACATGCCAGCAAAGAACAGTGCGTCTTTAAAACCAACTACAAACTTTGGGTCAGCAGGTGCGCCTGTTGCGTTGAGGTCAGTAACAGTAGTGCCATCATACTTGGTCGCATGATTTGCGCCATCAGCCCACACGATAAAATCTGTGCCAGCCAGATTGTAACGGAAGTGTGTGTACTTACCAGCATTTGTTCTGCCAGTATCAATCTGTGTCCAGCTACCTGTTGTTCCAGCTTCATGTATCTTACCACCACGTGCCGCAATAACTTTGTTATTAAAGTGTGCAGACATTAGTACCTTTTCACTGGCACTAGCATCTTGCGGAACAATGTTACTATTCCACTTTGTATAGCCAGAAATACGTCTGTATCCACCTTTAATGTCTGGCTCAAAGTTTTGCAACTCAAGTGCCATACCCGGTTGCATCTCAAAGGTAGAAAGGTCTAATACCAATCCCCCAGAACAGGCAAAGACAAATGGGCTTAGTCCTGATTCGTCTGCCATGTATCACCTAAAACATTGCTACGTTAATGCCGTATCTCTGTGAGTGCGGTATATAAGTTGACCTTACGTAATCTGCTCTATTCAACAGTATAGATTGCATATGTTTAATACCGTCTTCAAACCTAGAAAAGTTTATGCCATACTGTTGTGCTTCACCACGATACTGGTATGCATAAGCAGTAGCACCATCTGCAATTACCTGTCTAAACTGTTCAGGTACAGTTGGTACGTCTGTTGCTGCAGCTAGTGCTGTAGGCTTATCAAAATACTCAAACTTTAATTCATATGTATTATCTGGGTAAGGATATAAACCATAATTATTATCGGGTGTTCTAAATACATATATAGGCACACCACCTACACCCGTTGTACTTTCTTGGTCAATAAATTTGTCTACGTATTCTTTATAATCCAACACTCGTAGCGTTGTACCTGCTACACCAAGTGTATTGTCTTTTGATATTCTAAATGTTTCATAGTCAACATGCGTAGCTGTAGCTGGTATAGCGTAGCGTGTTGTATTTGCCACAAGAGTTACTGTGCTAGTCGCATGTGAAAAAGGCCAACCAAACTCACGCTGGTTGACATAATTAACTGCATCATTTACTGCGTTTTTACATTGAACCTGAAAACCACGTGCGCCTGAAACAAAGTTAGAAGAAGTCAATTCAACTTCATTCATACGTGCAAGCACTTCATTTGTCAGGTCTAAATAATCGTATGGCATCTCATAATCCTAAAAGAGAAAAGTGAGGGCAAGTTGCCCCGCCCCCACTGTATGCATTATTTATGCAAGTTGGTCACGTGCCACTTCAGCAGCAGTTTCAGCAACGCCATCTACGTCTACGCAAATTGCCCAGACACGAAGTACGCCAGATGTAACATCTGCAGATGCTGCAATCAACTTGACATCAATTGTGTCTGTTGTTGTAATCATCTGTGTGAAGGTTGCTTGGCTTGTGAGCATAGCACCACCATTTGTGCCAGCAGCCAAGTAGCCTGTTGCAGCTACGTTACCACCGTCAACCATGTCATCGACAGCGGCAAAGTCAATGTCAACAGTTGGAGTTGTTCCATCAAATGCTTCGATACATTCTGCACCAGCCGCAATGATGAATGTGTTAGCTGGAATTTCCAGCAATTCAAAGATATCACCATTAGTACAAGAGTAGTCTGTAATCTTGGAAATATCAAGTTTAGCTTCAACCATGTATGCCATTTTACGGGCATCTGGTAGTGCTGCAATAGAGTTTGCAGCAACACCAGCAGTAGAGGAAGCTGTCATATCAAAAGTAGCCATAACTTATCTCCCTCTTATACTAGGTTAAATTTAGCGTTAACAAGAGCCTCTGGACGTAGAATCTTACGACCATAGAGGTGCATACCACGAACAATGTCAGCAAAGCTGTCAGGGTCACGATATGTTTCTGTCTTGTTAATCTGTTCTGCAGTAGCTACTGCTGATGAATGTCCAGCAACAATCACACCATAGTTTGATGAGTTTGTACCACCAGTTGTACCAGAACCAGTACCGATTGATGGCAGATTGTTTGAAACATACACTTGGAAGCCGTG